TTATTTTTAAACAATACGCACTAGATAATCTTGTTTCTGAAATGGCTCGTAATAATCATTTAAATAATGAGATTTATATTCATGATTTAGATAGCTATATTTTGGGAATGCATAATTGTTTGACAGTTCCATTTGATGATTTACTTGCGAATGGATTTAATACAAGACAAACAGATGTAAGACCAGCTAATTCAATTAATACGGCTTTTCAGTTAGTAGCTGTATTGTTTCAGCTTCAGTCACTTCAACAGTTTGGTGGAGTAAGCGCATCACATCTTGATTGGACAATGGTTCCTTACGTAAGGAAAAGTTTTTTGAAACATTTTAACGATGGAGTTAAGTATCTAGGTGGTACTCCGATTAGCGATATTATGAGCATTGACCATGAAGACTTTAAAAAACAAACAAAAGTCTATGAATATGCCATGGATATGACAGAGAAAGAAACTCGTCAAGCTGTAGAAGGAATGTATCACAATTTAAATACCCTTCAATCACGTAGTGGTAATCAACTTCCATTTACTTCAATCAACTATGGAACTTGCACACTTCCAGAGGGCCGCATGGTTATAAAGGCACTTCTTGAAGGCTCAATTAAAGGTGTCGGAAAACTTCATAAAACTGCGATTTTCCCTTGCGGAATTTTTCAGTATATGAAAGGTATAAATGATAAGCCTGGCACACCAAATTATGATATGTATAGATTAGCTTTAGAGTCGACCGCGCGCCGTCTATATCCAAACTATGCGAATGTAGATTGGTCTGGCAATGCTGGTTATGACCGTAATGACCCACGCACATATTTCTCAACTATGGGTAAGCGTAAACTATAGCCCATATAAAACCTCGTGAACCGCGCCCGCGGGTGTCACAATAGTGGCTAACGGTTAGGTCCCTAGTGGATGAGACCGTGCCAAGATTCTTCATAATATTCATATAGGAGGACCTATGTGGATATATAAAATAACTAATATTCAAAATAATAAAGTTTACATAGGTCAAACAATTAGACCTGTGGAACAAAGATTTCATCGTCATATAAATGATGCTTTAAACAATATTTTAGATACTCATTTTGCTAGAGCAATTAGAAAATATGGTAAAGAAAATTTTATTATAGAAACTATTGACACTGCTAATTCACAAGAAGAATTGAATCAGAAAGAACAATATTGGATTAGATTCTATGATGCAGTAAATAAAGGTTATAATGAAACTGATGCTATTTCTAAGTGCGGCGGTAATACTTATCAAAGTAAAACTGAAAACGAAATGAATATTATAAAAAATAAAATTCGTCAAACAAAACTTGGTGCCAAAAATCCAATGGCACGAAAGATAAAGCGAATTAATATTAAAACTAATAAAGTTGATATTTTTGATACCGTTATAGCTTGCGCGCAAGCATGTGGGATTAAAAACGGCAAAACTTCAATTAGTACAAGATTAAATGGACAAGTTAAATCTCCATTTAAAAATACTTGGATGTTTGAATATTATGAAGAATAAGGTGTATCGACTATCCCTGATGAGTGTAAGGGAGTAGAGTTAGAGATAGGCACTAACTCCAAGCGCGAGGCCACCGAAAGGTGGAACATATAGTCAGTGCTAATGGTAACATTAGATTAACACGTGTAGAACTGCCAATGGCTATGACATAAATGGCTTTGGTCAACTTAAAGATGGTCGTGGAAATATCTGTCCAGTAACAATTATCCTTCCAACACTCGCAATGGAAGCTGGTAATGTTGAAGACTTCATGTATCTTCTTGATGAAAAGATTCATGAAGCAAAGGATATGTTACTTGAGCGTTTCGAATACATTTGCTCACAAGACCCTTCAAGTGCTAAATTTATGTATGAAAATGGAACAATGGCTGGCTATGTTCCAGAAGAAGGAATTCGTTCTGCGCTCAAGCATGGAACAATTGTAATTGGACAACTTGGCCTTGCTGAATGTCTTCAAATCCTTATTGGTTGTGACCATACTACTGAAGAAGGAATGAAGCTTGCTAAACGTATTGAGCAACTTTTCAAAGATAGATGTACAGAATTTAAACAACAATATAAGTTAAATTTTGGTGTATATTATACACCAGCTGAGAATCTTTGTTATACAGCTATGAACAGATTCAAAGAAGACTTTGGAGTTATTCCAAACGTAAGCGATAGAGATTATTTTACAAACTCAATGCATGTGCCTGTTTGGAAAGAGATTTCTCCATTTGATAAGATAGATATTGAATCTGAATTAACAGGATATTCAAGTGCAGGATGTATTACTTATGTAGAACTCGAAGGTGCGGTATTAAAAAACCTGGATGCACTTGAACAAATTGTAAACTATGCAATGGATAAGGATATACCTTACTTTGCAATTAATGTTCCTAATGATACTTGTCTAGAGTGTGGATGGACTGGTGAAATTGGTAATGAATGTCCAGAATGCGGTTCAACACATATACAAAGACTTCGTAGAGTAACCGGTTATCTTACTGGCGATTACAAGTCAGCTTTTAACAAAGGTAAACAACAGGAAGTAGAACAAAGATTTAAACACAGCAAAAAATTAAGCCTATGAGTAGATACAATACAATAATACCTAATGACGTCGTTAACGGAGAAGGAGTATGTGTCTCCTTCTTCGTTCAAGGATGCCCTCATCATTGTCCAGGGTGCTTCAATGAAGAAACTTGGGATTTTCGTGGAGGTCAAGAGTATATGGAAAGTACGAAATGGGATATAATTAAAGCAATTGGTGCAAACGGAATTCAAAGAAACTTCTCTGTACTTGGCGGCGAGCCATTGGCCCCGCAGAATCAGCAGATGACAGCGGAGGTGGTTGATGCGGTGCGCCATGCTTATCCTAAAATCAAAATTTTCCTTTGGACTGGCTATGAATTTGATGAGTTAATTAATCATTTAACTGATGAGTTAAGGAAAATCTTATTAACAATAGATATATTAATTGATGGACCTTTTATTGAAGAGAAAAAAGATTTATCTTTAAAACTTCGAGGAAGTTCTAATCAACATATACGACAAAAAATAAATAATGCATGGGAGATAATAGAATAATGGATAACCTAACCGTTAAATTGGAAACGCTTGAAAAAATATGTAAAAAGTTAAAGAAAAATAAAACTAAAGAGGTTAGCTTTGAGTTTTTAATTGCTAGCTGTTTCCCCCATGTATTAAATAATATTAAAGAAGAAATGCGTCGTCAATATACGGAAGGCTATGTTAAAGGTCTAGAAGAAGGAGGTAAACAAAATGCATAGTTGGGCATTAATCAACTTCATTTTAGCTTTTCTTACAGGTATTGCCGCGCTAATTTTTCTGTTCCAAAAAAAAGACGAAAATTTAGTGGCTAATCAACGTAGGAAAGTGCGTATTGCAAAAAGTATCGCTATAGAAATAGCAATAGTTGCATGTCTCATATATCTATTTAGTTCAGATATGCGAGGCCCTATGGTGATAGCGGACAAATGGACAGTAGTAATGGCTCTTATGTTTGGAGGAGAGATAATGGCAGATTATTTTGTAAATAAAAAGAGTCATTATGAAACAAATTAGGAGGGAGTGAATGAAAACAATTGCTTTAATTTTAATGGTAGCTGTTTTACTTGAAGCTCTTGTAGAATATGGAAAAACTATTGATAATATGGTCATTTCTAGAGCATATAGAACAGCGATTATTCAAGGAATTACAATTCTACTTGGTATTGGATTAGCTTTTATCTTTCATTGCCAATTATTTAATGAAGGCATGAGCGAATTTTATACTGGTTTAACAATTAATTCTAATATAGATATGATTCTTACTGGTATCTTATTTAGTAGAGGGGCTAATTATTTTAGCGATATAGTAGGAAAATTTAGAAAACCTACTATTACTGAAATGATAGGAACAGAAATGGTCGGTGAGCCTTTATTAGATGAAGATGAAATATGGGACGATGATTTAGAAGAAGAAACAGTAGAAGAATAGTAAACGCCGGAGTGGGTAGCTCCGGCGTTTTAAAATTTGAAAAAAAATTTTTTTTATGATATAATATATATAGAAACTAAGAAAGGAGTCTATTTATATGAAATTTGAAAATACACAAATATTTAATTTTGAAGGCGCTTTTAGAGGTATGCGTAATCCTTTAGAATCATGGAACAAATCAGATAGTTTTTTTGGTTTTGTAGATTATAATTATCCGCAAGATAATTATATTGATGTAATTGATAATTGGACAGAACAAGATTTTATAAAACGAGGATTAGTAGTTGAACCGTATACTGAAGAATGGGAAAAAGTATATGATGCATACTCTGAATGGTTAACAAAAAATGAAGTTTTGCGTGCTGATTTTGAAATAGTTGATGTGGCTTCTCTTGGACCAAATGACTTAGGACTAGCACAGAAACTTATACTTGCAGGACCAGAGCATTGTAAGTTTATGAGACAAATTTTTGTAAGTGTAGATATTACGGCACCAATTTTATGGTTTAAAGAATTTGATACATACAAAATAGGTACAACTGCAAATTCAACTAGTACAATGCATAAAATAACCTCGAAGCCAATTACCCATAATTGCTTTCAATGGGATAATGGAGATGAATTAGAAATTACTAATTACACAATACCTCATGGTGGAGAATGTGGTTTGGTTTATTCTGATTATCAAGAAGATATAATTGACATGTGCGAGACATTACGTCAAAAATATCTTGAAACAAAAGACAAACGTTATTGGCGCGCACTCGTACAGATGTTACCAGAATCTTGGTTACAAACACGCACAGTAACAATGTCATATGCAAATTTGCGCAATATGTATTTTCAAAGACGTGACCATAAATTAGAAGAATGGCATGCGTTTTGCGATTGGATTAAACTACTTCCATATGCAGAAGAACTTATAATGTTGGAGGATAAAAATGAGACTAATTAAAAGAACAGAAGAATATGTAGTAGACACCGAAGAACAG